GGGCGCTTCTTTTTTCTCTAACATCACATGAAACGCTATTTTGAGATCTTCAATTTCCTTTTGACGCCGAGCATCTAGTTCTTGCAATTGCTTATTTTTTTCTTTTTCAGCATCAAAAAGGCGTTGTTCTTCCTTTCTTTTCTCTAAGAAAGCTTTCCAATTTCGATCCTCATCGGTCTCTTTTTTTTCTTCAACAGGCGCTGGCTGTGTGGTAATCTCATTTGTAAATTCGCTTTCTTGTTGGAGTTCTGCTGTCATGCGTAAAAAACCTTCAAAGTTAAAAATTAAAGATATAATCACTCGCTATAATCGTGGAATGCTCATCCTGCAAATGAACGTTCCTGTTCAATCAATCGGCCTTCCTCATAAAATCGTTGTCAATCTTCTGAGGAATAATATTACTCATTGCTTCGAGTTTCTTAATCCTAATCTCGGGAAGATAAAGGGGATCGGAGCTACATCCAAGAACCTTATCATCAATAAACTTACCGCCCAATTCCCTGTTTCTATCGTTGAACTCGGACTCAGATAATAATTCGATACCATGCATTTTTCTAATAGCTTTCCAAAAAGTTGGGAACCCTTTGAAAAAAGCGTCGCACCAAACTTTTGTTCTACTCTCATTGGTTAGAAATGAAAACGATTCTGATAATTCCGCCATTTTTTCAGAAGTAGGAAGAGACCATAAAAATTGTGCAGTTTCTTGGCTTTTATTAATCATCCATACAGACTGATTAGGCATAGGATCTGGCAAATAAGGCCATCCTGAAAATTTCCTTCTGATCACATATTTCAAGTTACCCTCTCCATGAACTAAAACACAAACCACACAAAACTCATTTACATGGTCGCCAAATACGTACCAATGCCTTTCAATGCATTCGAGAACACCTTTATAGGTATCGTCGCTAAATGCATAGCCAAGGTCGAAATGAGAACAAGAATCAAGTTCTTTGTTCCGTAGTTCATTATGTAAAACACCAGCGGTTTTAAGGGGCGCGATGTCTTCGGATGTTTTGAGCAAGCATATCCTCTTGGTGTTTTGAATATTGAGCTGGCTCCATTCCGCTTAAATAGACAGCATCACAGCATTCCGCCGTTCCAACATCTACTTCTTTGTGGTCTTTGATATTGATAGTTTCTTCATGGATGCCTTCTCTACCTTCAGCACCAAATTGAGAACTTTTGTGGGCCATTTTGGATTTCATTTTTAATCTCCTATAAACCAATTTTTGCTAATGTTTCTTCACTTTTTGCTATATCAAGCTGGGCGCTAGAAATCTTTTTCATGTTGTCGGCTTCGGCTTTGTTCTCTTCAGTCTTCATTTGCATCATCTGTTGCTCTTGCTGACCTTTTGCTACTTCTTCGGCCTCTTGCATAGCACGTTTCTTATTCGTTAAGAAGGCGGCTCGCCAGATAGTCTTATCTGAAACATTCATTCCTAACTGTTTAAAGTGTAGGTATTGCTGTAATTCCATTTGTCTTTGAGTCGTAGAATAAGCTCCTTCTTCGACTGCTATACCGTATCGATTCGCAATATTGCTAAAGAAACGCGGATCAGGTTCACGATTCAAAATACTTTTTACTTTAGATCTAGTAAAGTTTTTTCTAATGCCGTCTCTTAATACTTCACCGCATTGACGTAAGCAAAAGTCAGCTCCATCAAAGATCTTTCGTAAAGTGACAAGTCCCGCAGCTTGGCGGAACATTTCAAGAATACCGGATTGATCCTGTACTGTGGCCCCTATCATCTCGTCGTTAATACCCGTTACTGCAGCAAAGTCATCTTTCAAAAGCTTTGATAATTCAATAATAGCTGGATTGATAACGGGAGGTTCGATACGTTGGATTTCCGCGGGTGTATGACCTTTTTTGAGAGGAATCAAAATGCCATCGGCTGTTTGTCTAAAGGCTTTAGGATCCGTTACAGCGTCTACTGGGAAAATCCATCCTGTATTTGCTTGCGATTGTAGGATAGAAAGCTCTGCCATCTTTCTCAGTGTATAAAGGAACTGTAAAGACCTCATAAGTCTTGCAAAGCCTTGCACTCTCATTCTCGGAGTTGGCGAATCTGGATAGTAGTTACAGAGATTTAAGGCGAATGGGTATCGATCGATATTTAAGAGATTTGGCCCATCATAATAAGGCTTTCCACCTATTAGGATGCCAAGTTTCACGGTGGGGATCTCCATTTTCTTAAAGACAAGCCAAGGCATTACTTGCTTGATGTATTTCAGTTCTTCCTTATCTGCGTCTTTCTCATCTTCCCATTCGATGTATTGCTTAGACTGTGGATCGAAGATTACTTGAGCTGTTCTAGTGCTTAGATAGTGGAACTCGTCATAAGGGATTAGAGCCTCGATTTTATTCCCTAAAAGAGCTTGTTGGATCGGGAACTTCCCATCTTGTCCCCATCCTACTGGAACATTCATAATCTCTTTATCTCTACCAGGCAAAAGCTTAGCTGCCTTTTTCTTGGATACCCACTTTCGAGTAAAGATTCCCTCGCAATCAGTCAAATCTCTCCTTCGGAAATTTGAATCCATCATGTACCACATAGGAGAGATATTAGACCAACAGATGTCAGGCGAGGAAGGGTCAAGACCATAATCGGGATAAGCGTGCATTAACGCTGATCCACAAGTAGAACTCATCTCAAAATTCTCAGAGAAAATTTCTTGAAAACCGGATTTCTCCTCATTCCACTTAAAGCATCCATTGTAATCATCGCACATTTGGTCAGTATCTTCATGAAAGGGCATCATCATGAGAGATTTGCGATGGTTTCTTTGAAAACCCGTCACCATCCCGATATAGCGCTGCATAAGATTGATGACGAAAGGATTGTTTACCTGGCTTTTTGGATCGTAAAGAACATTCATGAGCTGCTGATCGCCAGCAACAAATCGGATGTCGATCTGCATCTCGGACCACAGGGGAGAAATGAAAGGCTCGTGCATCTGATAGAAATCTTCCGATCTCTTTACGAGTTCGCTACCGCTTGCATCGCTTCGTTCTGTGTATCCTTGAGTGATTTTACTCATGGCGCCTTATTGATTAGCTCGTAAAGTTCTTTCAAAACATCCTCATGCGACTTAACAATCGGATTCTTTAAAGCTTGTTTAATATTTGGTTTGCTCAAAGCAGCTTTATGCTTTTCAATCGCTCTTTCTTCAGCCCTTTTCTTGAATTCGAGATCTTCTTTGCGCCTTATATCTGATTGCTGTCTTTGGATAGTGGCTAATTGATCTTGTTGGGCTTGTCGTTGCTGGGCATCCTGCATCGCTTGTTGCTTTTGCTGCATTTGCGCAGCTTGTTCCGCTTGTCTCTGTTGCAATTGAGCAGCGCCTTGAGCCTGTCTTTGTTGTGTAGCCGCTTCCTGGGCTTGTATTTGGCCTTGCTGCAAAGCCTGATCGTTAGCTTGCTGGGCTGCTCCGGCTCTAGCACTGGCTACACCACCAATAGCTTGAGCGCCAAGCTTTCCTAATCCCCCTAGAGCTTCCATTGGAGCGCGTTGCTGTTCCATCTGGGATAAAGATGCTTGTTCGTCTGGTCTTGCTACCCCTTGCTCTGCCCTAGATTGTAACTGCATCCGATTTCTTCTAGCTGCTGGTGATTCGAGCTTGTCCTTAACGAAGTCGAGGATTTGATCGGCTGCATACCCTGCTGTGAATGCACCTGAGACGAATTGCCCGATACCAGGGACAAATTTGCCGATGGCTTTAAGGATCGTGCCAGATCCAAGTGTTCCCGCAGCACCTATTAATTTTTGAACATTTCCGTCATCCACTTTCATTTCACTTTTCTCGCTTTCTTAGACTCTCCCGAAAAGCCTAAGAGATATATCTCATCGAGTGGGGGGAATTTGGGAATTAGACCTTGATTTGCTATGTCTCTAGCTTGAGTGGTGGTGAGTTTGTCTGGCGGTCTTTCCTGTTGTAAAGCTCCCACAAACTTTTTCCAGTCATATCCCTTTTGCTGGACCATATATGCCAAGGAACCTATCAGGTCCGCATCGGACATCATTGGAGCGATTTCTTTAGCTAATTTAGATTCTGGAGAGACAAACCCTTCTTTGCCTCTTTGTAGCCCTCCGGAAGATTTAAGCCTTTCGACAACATTCATTTCTTTTAAACCATGAAGGAATTTGCCGGCTTTTGTGTCTTTAAGTGGGTTAAGAATATAGGAAGCTCCTGCTCGGCTTACATTGAGATCTGATTGCAGGCGATCCAAAATTTGATCTTGTGGCACTCCTAGTTTACTCAACTTCTCGGCGCCATTTCTTAATCCTACAATTGTCTTTTCTTGTGCATGATTCCAAAGACCAGTATCAGAATGAACTTTCTGAATAGCCCCATATTCTTTGGCTATCTCTTTGGCTTGATTCGCATACTTGCGTGCAATTGAATATTCGGATTTTCCTGTGCGAGCAAGGTCTTGAAGGGCTTTTTGGCGCATGAGATCTAGGACATCGCCTCCTATCTCCCCTTCGGCTAATTCTTTTCCCTTTTGGAGGAATGCTTTCGTCTGCTTGTTAAATTCATCTTCTACCTTGCTGATTCTTCGTTCAGCTTCCCCAGTAGCGGCCTGTATGTTTGGATAATTAAAAGGTTGGGATTGGAGAAGATTGGTAGCCAATTGATTTATAGGCTCAACTTCAGGAGCATTTAGACCCATTGGAGATACAGCCGGCTCGCCTCCTTGATTTGGCTGTGGCTGTCCTGGAAAACCAGTCACTTCAGGTGGTTTGAAACCTGCTCCGGCTTGTTGTCTTCCAATTTGCGCCTGTAAAGCTGGTGCGAGTACACCTAAGAGTCCTGGGTCCATTCCTGGGATTGTAGCCAGTTTAGAAAACACCTGATACGCGTCAGTCATGTTCTCTGGCTTAAGATTCTCAAGCCCAGATTTTAGGCGATAGCGTTTGATCTCTTCCGGAAGCTGCTGCGCGACTCCTTGGCCTAATGCTTGGCCGAAGGATTGAGCTAGGCCCCCTTGGCCTTCTGGTAAGATCTGGATTCCCATTATGCCACCCCTGTTTGATTAGCTTGTGACCCAAGCAGCTTTTGCAAGAAAGGAAGAAGGCTCGAAAGGTTAGAAAGCCCTCCCGTTGCATACGAAGCCCCTATTTGTCCCAGTGCCGGAGCTAATGCTTGTAAAAACCCGCCAGTTTGAGGCATGTAGGTGTTCTGATAGAAGTTTCCGAGTCCTTGGCTTGCTATCCCTGATAATCCTTGCGCGCCTTGGCCTCTTAAAATGGCTCTAAGGGCGGCTAATCTCTCTCCAAGATCAGTATTGGCTTGCATCACGGAATTGCGATAGCCAGAGGAATTTAAGCCTCCTGCGCCCATCCCAGCAAATTGTTCTGCTAATCCTGGGAGAGTGTCTTGTCTGAATTGCCTGATCTCAGGGGCGGCTAGAGCTTGAAAATCATTTCCGCTTCCACTTAGCAAAGATCTGTAGTAGTCTGCCGCCTGACCAAATCCTCCACTTGCTCCAGGATCATTTCCAGCGTTGATAAGATTCTGAAATCCCTGTTGCTGAGTAGGTCCTAAAGTTGATCTCTGATCGAATTTGCCAGGTGTTCCGACCAAGAAATTTGATAATGAAGACATTAGGTAACTCCTGTAACAAAATCAATGATGGCTAAACAATCATTGTATGTCGAATAGTTGCTCTCCGTAGTCACGATAACATTAGTCGCATCCATAGATAGCACGATATCACTAGGTGCTATTGAAAAGTACTGTAAACAAAAATATTTTAAATTTGTAGTGTCGTTAGCGGTTATATAAAAATTGACGATCCTAAAAGACCCATCAACTTCAAGACCATGAGGAACTGATTTTGTTGTAGCATTTGGCAATGTTCCGAAAATGACAGTTTTTCTTAACCCATTATAATTCTTGTTGGATAAGTAAAGTTGTTTTCCCGATGGGATAATCTGATTCGAGTAAATACCAATGTCTTTTGAGTTCAGAAAATTCGTTGTGACAGTCAAATACCAGTTTAGAAAATTCTGAGCCTCTTCCCATTCCTTCGGGACGTTTTTGAATTCGGCAAAATAATCGATGAAGGTGCTGTTTACATCGTTACTCATAGAGGGGTAAATATCCTATCAAATCCTATCGTCCATGATACTAAGGTAAAAGATATGCCTGAGGTATTTATCAATTGTAAAATTGAACCAGAAAATTGGAAAATAAACGTTACTGCTGTTCTATTTTGTAAAAGTGTTCCTGTGCTACCATTCCAATAAAACCATCCCGCAGCTGCAAAAAGCTGAGGAGGATTAGGAGGATTTACGAATTGAGCGAAAGCATTCATCCAGCCATAGCAATAGGGTAAATTAGTGAAATCAAAAACAGAAGATGTACCGAGAGAAGCAATTGTTATTCCAGCAGCAGATGATTGAAGAGGTAATATCGGAGAAGCTACCGCCCCATTGGGACCGCCTAGATACTGCAAGACTCCAGCATTTCCAGTGGGCTGCTGATAAGAAAATGCTACAGGATCATTTGTAGTCACTGGGACACTTGTTTGAACAGGCATCTGGATAACTTGATGCTTTCCGTTATTTACTGTTGCGTCGTCTAAAGCATAGTGGTCTACATTTGACCAAGTGTTTAGAAATCCGTTGTTAGTAAGGAGTGCTCCTTGACTATTCGATAAGAGATTAGTTGCTTGGGGAATCGCTGGATTAAATGGCATTAGCCACCGCCTAAAGGTGAAAGAGGTCTACCCGCTTTGCGTTTCCATATCGTTAGGGAACTCATTACAAATGGGGTGAAGAAATTGTCAGATGCCAATGTCGCATTATCAAGAGAGAAGCTAAACGAAGTCATATTAGACCTCTGATTGATCAATGCTCTATTATTACTCTGATTGATTGGATATTGAGTCGGATTGCCTAAAGAGATGTATCCACCAAATATAGCATCTGTGTTTGTGTTTTCAGGGGGGAAATTTGTTGGATTGGCGGTATTCAAAGATGAGTAAGCCGATACCTGAACATCTACACCTTGATTTACGTTGACTATAGCGTCGATATATGGGATGTGAATCGATTGCCCTTCTCTAAGAAAATTGAATGCTTTCGTCATTATGAAGAAGTTATATCTAAGCTGTATAAGTCCCCCTCCTATATAGCTGCCCATATCTGAAGCTGGAATGAAAACGGGAACGGTGAATTGATTGTTTACAGGATCAAGCGAATATAAAGTAAACGTATTCTGATCGATTACGTTAACCTGTCCTATCGTTCCATTAAGATAAGACCAATCACCTACAATACCTGAAATTTGCGCAACTGTCAGATCGTCTATATTGTTGAGGGGAGATGTGAAAATACACGCCTGATTTCCACCCACTTTTGTGATACCCGTGATTTGCAGAGAAACCTCTTGCTGCACTCCTGAATCTAAATACCCGATAAATCCCTGTTGATTACCTCCGCAAGTGTAAGGCTCAACTCCGCTAGGAACATACCATTGCGAATCATCTTCTTCCCATGTCCATGTAGCATTCTTCCATGAGACAGATGTAGACTCCCTAAAATAACCTAGAGCAGTAAGCGAATCCTGATAAATCGCCCAGGTCTTATTTTCATAGTTGTAAATTAGCC